TTGTAAGGAGGGGTAAATTTCTTGAATTTCCCCTTCCAGTCTTGCGCGTCAGCTGTCATCGTTTTCACGTTAGTAGTAAAAAAACACCTGAATATATACTGATCTGGAAGATCATATTGAACCAAAGCTCACATCTTCATTTTAAATTAATCAAAATTCAATGGCGTCGCGTAGACACTGTGGTTCACTCAATTTTGAGTAATGAAAGGTGCTTACAAACAACGTTGACCGAAGCGGCGTAGCCGCGCAGGTCATAAGGCCCATGGAGCGGAGCGTTGCCCATGCGGAGGGAGCGAAGCGACCGTAAGTTCACAAAGTAAACAAGACCCTCGCAGATTACAAGGCCGAAGGCCGCACCTTGCATATTTAAAAAAAACCAAGACAGGAAGAGTACGAGAATAAGTATATATAATTATATAATGCTCCCCATATATAATTTGGCGAACGCTATTTACGGAGCTGCAACTGTTGATCAACCACGAAGACGACCCGGTCCATCTCGCGCGTATTATCGTCAACAAGCTAAGAAAACTGCACAACTCAAAGCTCTATTTGAGCCGCAGTTTCCATCTAGAAGATCAACAATGGCCAAAAGATCAAAGAAACGCAAATCCCGTGGCGAGAAGCAGGTTGCCGCGGCGCGGAAGCTGTTGAAGATGTCCGCGGGTTATTCGCGTATCGGCGGCTACTATAGTCAATCACGCAACCACGCTGGTGGAGGTTGGCAAGAATTGAAGTTTAAAGATGCAGCGCAAACCGTTACCTCCACTGCCAACGGCGTAACGCAAGCATTGAGCAATGGTGCCAATTCGCAAGGCGATATGCTTCGGATTGAACAAAACACCAGCGAGAGTGGCCGCATAGGCCGAAAGGCTCGACTCCGTAGCCTCGAGATCAAGTTTCTGATGAAGCACAGCGGTGAAATAAATATCACGTCTGCAGCTATCAATACGCTCCATCAGACTATGCGTATGGTTATCGCTAAAGATCGTCAGTCGAATGGTGCGAATCCGACGTATGATCTCATCTTCCAGCAGGTGAACGATGGTGTCAATCCGGTCTTCGATTCTGTATTTGGTTTCCGCAATCTGGAAAACAAAGAGCGGTTTACGATTCTTCATGATCGTCGTCATACTCTCAATAGTAAGACGGCGACAGTTGTCGGTGGTGCTGTCGAGATCCTACCGGTGGAGATGACGAGGAACATCCGAGTTAATCTCAAAGGAACGCCAGTGGAATTCTCCGGAACGACGGGCGGTATCGCCGAACGACGGACGAACAACATTGTTATGTTTCTGTTCTTTGAGACAGCGAAAAAGACAGAAGTCTCATTGCACAGTCGTTTGCGATTTGAAGGTTGATTATTCTAATAAAAAGTGAGTAAACCCTAAATATTGGACCCACTGGACCAACTTGTGATTGTCTGACAAACCATTAGTAATGGGTGGTGTTGAAGAACACCTGGTGTAGCGGGCTGTTGTTGTTGAGCGGAGCGAGCTTAGAAGAGCTCTCTGATCTTCCATCGGTCGTCTGACAATTTTGTTTTGTCTGGTGCTTGATTGCTGAACACGATCACCCATGGTGCGTTGAAACGTACCATTGCGCTCTCGTACTTGCTGTTGAAGATGCAGCCGTTCTTGAGTGCCTCAAGGGCCTGGTAAGATACTGATCCTTGGTTTACTCGGGGGACATCGAAGATTACAATTGGTGGTGTAACCCCATATTTCTTGATGTACTCCGTGAATCCAAATAGGCAGTCTTTGTTAGCTCCTGAAAGCATGACAGCACCCATCGTATCGATCATGAATATGGTCGTGAAGGTCTTGCCCCAGTTTCCTTGATCTTCAAAGTACCAGTGTACTGTGCGATCACTGGGGGAAGGTGGTTCGATGTAGCGTCGTGCGATGCGGAGATGCTTCTGAAGCATGTCTGCCACCGTCAGTCGTAGAACAGGACGTGGGTACCCCGCACAGAAACGGACGCCGTTAGGCATGCGAGTATCGCTCTTCTGTGTGTAGGCCACGGCCTTTTCGTCGGACGCCTTCTGTAACTCGTAATGGACTCCAGCCATCCCGAGTTCCGACATAGGGCGTCCCTTCACCTTCATTAAGAACACTCCTTGGATGTGTTCTTTGCCAGAATCTGGACAGACCTCTTGTTGGAATGCGAGCCTGTCGAGCTTGACTCCAAGGAGATCGATCCATGTCTGGCAACGACCAATGTCTTTACTGAAATCAGTGAAGACCCATTTTCTGGCCCTGTTCAACCGTCGTTTCGGCTTCTTGACCTTTTTAATGGTCTTTTTAGGAGAAAGGACGGAGGAGAGAGGAGGACTAACTACTGTTTTGGAGTTAGTAGTATTACCCTCCTCTCTGGACCCACTGGTCCCATCTCTGCCTGTTTTGGTCTTTTTGCGGACCAATTTGGTGGCCAAAGGCCTCCGAACAGGCGGGAGTTTCATTGTCATTGCTCTCTCCATGATCCCAGCATCTTGAACACGAAGTGAGGTGTCACCACACGCTCCATGATGCTGGTTCAAGGCGAATGCCGGACCATTGAAGCGACCCGAACGGGTGAGCTTCGGCTTGGGGACAGTGCCTTGATCACTATCCACCAAGCTTTCCGCATGAGAGTACGACGAATCATCACTGGAAAGGGCACTTCCTTGTGCCTCTTGCGACCAGTCGACGTCCTGCGTCGTAGGACAGTCGTCTGAACCAGTGCTCAAAGCACGCATTTGATTGCCACGTGTGCAATCACTATCGAGAGCCATCATCTCGATGCATTCCGCATCAGTCATGTCGTGACTGTAGCTTGGTTTGGTGGTTCTGTTATCTTCGAAAGACATTGTAGAAGCGAGTGAACTGTGTGTTGAAACTCGCTTTTTTATAGGTCGCGATAATAGAACCTGTAATCCAAATTGTTTATCAATCAAAAAAAAGAGGTGGTTTTTGATTGGTGCAAAAAAGGTGTGTCAACACCGACGGAGGTCACTTTATGAGCAGGTATCAGGCCAATTAAATGTATTTCGGGTGAGGGACCCTCAAATTGGTCCTGCTAAAAAAAGTGAGCCAACATTTTCGTCGATATCAAACAGGGTCAACTCGACCCTGATCCAAAAAGAGGGGTTCTCGGGGACCCCGGTCTATGTTAGCCTGAAGTTATGTTTTTAACGGATCAGGCTAATGGTTGTCGCCCGGGTACTTGAAGACGCTGGGTTGTAGGTATCTCGGGTACGCCTAAAGGCAATCTGCGGAAGCACCCGAGATACGCCCTGTTTTAATTTATGAGGAAAAAACAGGAACCTGGCTCTTCAACAACGTACTCCGGGTACTTGAAACTCCTTTTCTGAGATTCCGAAAACGATTAGCAGTGGAGCCTTGGGAAGAATCGCAGATACGGGGCCATTATGTAGGAGAACCTAGGTAACAACAAACATGCCTTGACTGTTTGGTAGTGTTGAAAAACACTGGGGATGCCGTAAGGCGTCCTATTCAGGTGCCAATAAACAGTCTCAAAGAGGTTCTTTGAGCACTGAGCTGATTGATGACAGCGTCGAGACACTTGACAGTCTTTTCCGGGTACAACCCGGGATTGCTTTTCCGGTGAAGAGAGTGCTTCTTGTCGAAGACATAAGAATCTCTGGTCTTAGTGCAACGTTCTTGAGCATGCTCAATTAATTTGATGCACTCCTTGATCGTATTCGGTTCGATTCGATCTGCGTTGCGAGCGTAGCGAGGGTAGTGCGTCGAGCGTACTCCTGAGTCGCGATATATTCGATTATCGTGTTGATCCCCATGATCAACCACTTGATAATCATCTTCAATTTCTTCATCTTCAAAAAGCAGATCTTTTGGAGGTATGAAGTCCTTGTAAGGAGGGGTAAATTTCTTGAATTTCCCCTTCCAGTCTTGCGCGTCAGCTGTCATCGTTTTCACGTT